CACCGAAATTCGCAGATTGAATTAATGCACCTTTTAATGTCCATTGTTCAATTTTATCACCAACAGGTCCTAATAGATAACATTGGATATCTTTTTTATAGAAATCTGCATATCCATCTCTACCAGTTAGAGATTCATGAGAAGTTCTTACCCACTCCATCACTGCCTGAGCACCAGATGGAACGATTGGGTCATAAAGTGTCATGGTAACATCTTGCCAATCTCCTTTACCTTTAAGTTTTCTCTTAACATTGATGTGGTCAAGAACAACAGTTTCAAACTGAATAGTTGGTCTTGTAGCTACTTTAATAAGATATGAAGGAATACCATCAATTTCCATGATGAACCTATTTTGCATTTTAGGTTCAAAGTTGGTATAAAACATATCGTTAAATTCTAATACTTCTGCCATTTTGTTTTCTCCTTAATTTGTACTATTATAAATATAGTCCTTTTTATTTTTTATTTTAAAATTATGCCGAGAATGAAGCTCCTGTTGGGAGAATGTTGAAATCTAACACGATGAATTCAGCAGTTTTAGTTGGTTGTAAGAAAATCTGTCCAGCCAATATGTTTCTGTCGATTACATCAGGTGTGTTATTTGATTCATCCATCACTACTCGGAATGCGTATAAACCTTGTCTTTGTTGGATTCCTTCTAAATACGGATTAACAGTATTTAAGAATCTTCCTCTTGTTTGAGAAGTGTTTTGTTCGAACACCAAGTATCTTGATGTAGAAGCGATATACTTCTTAACTTTGATTAATAATCTTCTAACATTGATTCTATCAAGTGCAGAAGCCCTATCTTGTAAAGTTTTTTGTCCGAATGCAACAATACCTTCACCAGGGAATGCCGCGATTGGGTTAACTTTACCTTCATATAGTGTATCTCTTTCAGCGTGTGTTAATCTGTTTAATACAGATACCGCACCTACGATACCACCTCTATTTAAACCAGCGGGTGCGAACCATTCAGCCGCAATCGCATCGTTAGCTGCATATATTCCAGGCATCAATACTGATGGTGGAACTGCAGTTAATTTATTCGTTCTACTATCAATTGTTTTAACCCATGGGTAGTAAGTACCTACATAGTTAGAATCTAAGTTACCAGCCTGTTCAACAGCCTGTGAAATAGTATCTGTTGAAACTTGTCCATTTGCAGAGTTGTAAGTTACACCAACAACATCACCAATGAAGAAAGCATCTTCTCTAGCCTCTACCATATCAACAATCTTATCAAATACATAAGAGTGATGTCTACGAACAATACCAGGTGCCGATACTAAGTTAATATCATAATCATCTGGATTAGATACTGAGTTAATTCCCTTTACATAAGCAACTGAACCACTAGCGGTTGAAGTTGAACAATCAAATCCTTGTGTGTTACCACTACCGAAGTTAGCAGATGAACCAGCAAGTGCCTTTTCAGTATTTGGTGATACACCATCAAATCCATCTTGGAAACCTAATGTAAATTGTCTCTTGTTAACATCATCTGCCGCTGAACCAGTTAGTTCAAATCCAAATGAATGTGTTCCACCATTAATAGTTACAGTAGCATCAAATGCGAATACTGTGTTAGCACCTTGTGTAGCTGAAGATGGAATTGGAGATAGATAATGTGAGTTATCAACTTTAACAATTGCACTTTCTAAATCAATACCACTAAACTTAGTTGCACTTGATGAAGAGTTATCAGCCGAACCTGTTGAGTAAATAACAGCCGGTACTAATGATTCTAATGATGAACCAACAAAAATTGGGTTATAGTATTTATCGTGTCCGAATGGTCCTGCAGTTACAGGGAATGAACCTTCAGGTTTACATTCTACTCTAATATGTTTAGAACGATTTACATAATCACCATTCTCTGTTTGTTTTCCATTTGCATCGATAACAAGGTTTCTATCACCTATTACTTTCTTAATGTAATTTGGTGAAGCAGGGTCTAAGTTCAAGTTATTGAATGTTTCTAAGATTACTGGTCTCTTATCTGTATCAGAGTATCCTCTAACTGCGATTGAGAAAGTTGAGTAATCAGTAGAATTGTTTGAACCTGCAGCTTTTACATTGAAAATAGAAACTTTATATTCTTTGTTATAGTTTGTACCATCACCTATTGTATGAAGTCTAAACAAATCATGTCTTTCACCCGAAATCAACTGAGATTTAATCCAAGGAGTTGATGCGTGTTGAATATCGTTTGAAAATACTTGGTCTGCGATATCAATCAATTCTACTTGTGAACCACTATCCGAAATATAAGTTGTTTGGTTAGTTGATTCATTTTCAAAGTATTTGTAGATATAAGCACCTTTTGAACCTCTTGGTGATTCACCAAATACATCTGATAAATCATTTCCAGCTGAAGGTAAAACTGATGCAGATACTGCAGTGTTATAATTTGAGTTAGAACCACTTAAAGTGATTGAGAATGCTGAAGCTGATGGTTGTGAATCAATAGATGCAGTTACACCAGTTGCACTATCCCAAATATGAGTAGTGTGAAGTGTTCCTACAATTTTTCTTCCTCCATCTGAACCACTAATTGCTATTGCAGCCGGTCCAACTTCGGTATATCCACCGATTCCTCCAACTCTAACAATAGTTACTGTTCCAGCTTCTCTTAAATAATTTTGTACGGTATATCCTGTATAGTAAGAACCATCAGGTGTGCCGAATATTTCTTCAAATTCCGATTGTGTATTAACAACGGTTGGTACGAAAGCAGGTCCTTTATCAAAAGGTCCAATTACTGCTGCTCCGATTTCTCCAATCCCTTGTGCTAAGAAAGAAAGGTCGTTTTCTCTCGTAAATACACCAGGTGATACAATTTTTTCTGCCATTTTTATTACTCCTTGTTAATTATCTTGTGTAAACATACACATATAAATATAAAATACTTTTTGTAAAGTACTATTTTTGATTATTCACTATCTTTTTCTGTCGGAGTTGGTGTGAACACATTTGTTGATGGGTCATAATTACCATCTCCATACTTTTCATTTAGTGATTGAAATAACTCTGATTCTACTTTTTGTAAATCTTGATGTTTTTTAATTCCTTGTGCAATCAAATCATCAATTTCTTTCAATCTTCTTTCTTTCTCAATAGAAAGTTGTCCAAGTTGTGTAAACACTTCCGAAACATCTTGTCTTAATTGAGAGATTTTTGTAACTTCTTCTTCTGTAAACTGAATTTGTTCTGCCATTTTGATATATTTTATTTAATGTCTTGTTTATATATATAAATATATGATTTTTTACCAAACATAAAAATTAGTTGGTAAATGTAAGAGTAGAACTCCAAGCTCCATATAAACCATGGTCGATGGCTCTTACTCTACAATAATTAGTACCTGCCGATAATCCCTGACCGTTAATGGATATAGATGTTGTTGAATATTCATTATAATTAACAGTCGGTGAACTAAAGTCAGAATTATTATCTAATTGTACTTGATATGCTGTGATTCCTGTTGTTCCACTTGATGTAGGTGCACTCCATGAAATAATTCTACTCGATATAGTTGGAGTTGCAACTTGACCAGGATTACCTAAATCACTATGAGAGTTTCCTTGTTCTTTGTTGTGTGTAATATATCCATTTACTAAGAATGTATCATCTTGTTCAACATCAAGAGAAACAATCTCTACTGTATCTTGTATTAATTCGTTGGAAACAACATCAACTTCAGTACCATCACCTTTAATTAACTTATCTCCGATTTGTATTGTTGAAATTCTTTTAAATCTAAATAAATCATCAGATGAATCTTTTACCAATAAGGGGTGTTCTGCTGTTGCTCTTACTTCTCCACTATTTAATGAATAATATTTTGATGCGAAAGAATAAACAAGATTTATAATAGTAACTTCTTTAGATGTTCTAACTAAATTATCAGTCGACCATTCTAAGAAATCTTCTTCATCATCTGGACCTAATCCATTTAAAGAATATCCTGTTAAAAATTCTCCTTCTGCCAAATCACCAACTTCAAGAGTAGTTCCATCTGATAATAAAATGGGTGAATCTGCTAATAAACATAAATCGCTTGAGTTACCATCATAAGTATCTACTGAATAAACTGTCTTATCTTTATTAACCCCATATCCATTACCACTTCCAATATGGTCATTAAAATCATCTTCAAATGCTACTCTAATAGTGTGAGTTTGTGTACTCATAAGTGAAGTTTGTGAACCAGCTCCTTGTGGATTCATAGTAGATACAGAAAATGTTGCACTTGCTCCACTATTTGTACTTAAAGAAATATATGAACCAGCCGGTACTGACCAAGTAAAGTTTGAACTTGTTCCACTTATCTGAGTAAAGTTTGTTCCAGCTCCACTAAATGATAATGTATATGCTTCAGTACTATCTTCTACTACATAGGTATATCCACTAATAGAACCAACCGAATCTATTGCAAATGTACTTAATCCAATATTATTACCCGCTACAGGTGAACCTTTAATTGTACCTAATGATACATTTGAGTTTTGTGTATTACCAGTAGCTCCTGCTAAAGCATTAAGTGATAGAGTATCTCCAGATGAAAGTGTTGCCATAATTATTTCCTACTATATATTATAAATATTCAACAAATTTTGAATCCATTCATCTTTATTAGTATAATTTGAAACTAAATAAGATTTTATTTCGTTGAACCATTTATTTTTTTCTTCGTATGAAGATTTTTGTATCTTACTATAAATATGATTAAATTCTTTTTTAGATGATGCTCTATAAGGGTATTCCAAATCTTTACACCAATCTTTATGTATTATTGGTAATTTACCCATATCTACTGATTGAAATATAGAATATCCAAATGGTTCTGATGTAAAGCATGAATGTGAAATTCCCCAATCCATATTCCAAAACTTTTCAGAAAATTTAGAATTATAATGAAATATTTTTGATTTACTAACATCCAATCTAACTCCACTTTTCCAAACCATATTAAATTCTTTCGAATTTGTAAAAATTAAGGATTCTAATCCATCTAAATAATGTGGATTCTTTCTACCTTCACATCTTGATGCAAAACCCAACTTATTAGATTTACTCAAAGGTTTATTATGTTTAAATTCGTAAAAATTTAAAATTCTTTTATTTGGTATGAGAATATCATATAATCCTATCCATATTGAATGAGTTGCCCATTTATTTATTTGTGTTTCCCACGATGAATCTAAATAAGGATGCCAACCTAATGATGCATCTGTAACTACTTGTGATTTTAAAATATGGTCTACTGAGTTGTGTAATATATTAGAGTGTATTTTATCTTTATTATCTACTAATATTTTCATTGGAGTATAATGACCATGTAGTATATTTATTCTTCTTGCATTTTTACAAAGATTTTCTGCAAATTCTATATCATCTCCATGCCAATAAGATTCTATTGGAAATTTATAATCTTCATGACCTTTTGGTTTATTTCTATGAATCAAAAGAATTGGTTTTACATCTAATTTAGGAGCAACTAACTCCATCCAAAGATTTACCCAAGTATCAGTACCAGCGTTTACCCAAGGGCCACCACCAGTTGTATAATAAACATCATACATATTTTATTTTTTTACGATTATAATTCCAGCAAATGTTGTTGAGAATACAACGGTAACTTGATTTGCCGAATTTGTAGTAATTGAAGTTGGTACTTCTTGTTGGGATGTAGAAGTATTCCAAGCTTGTACTATTGGATATTGTTCATTTAAGTTGTGGTCTATTGCATATGAAGATGCTCCACTAACTGTTTCTTTATGGGTAGTTAAATCTGTTATTTGTGATGAACCACTAATAATACCATCACCATTTAATTCTGCAAATACTCCATAATTAGAAATTTGAGTTGATGATGAAACCAACCCATCTATATCAAATAAAGTATCTATTTGTGCAGATGATGATATAAGTCCACTTGGAATATTATTAAGATTAGTGTAATCTAAGTAATATGAAGCGGGTTGTCCATTTAAATTGGATGCATCACCAGCAGAACCACTTACGATATGTCCACCTTTTGCAACTACTGCGAAACCAGTTTGAGCCGAAGATAAAGTTATTTCAACATTGTTATTATCAGTAAGAGTTATAGATTGTGGTATGATTTGAGAATCATTATCATCATATACAGATACTATTACGTTTTTTGTTTCAAATGAGTGATTTATAGTAAATGAAGAGGCATTTACAAAAGAACCAGTTACAGTTGCTACCTGAGAAACTTCAACTACCGATGGTAAATTTGTTAATTGTGAACCATCACCTTTAAAATATGAAGCGGTAATAGCACCATTTAGTGAAAGAGAACCTGTTATATAATTTTCTGTATTTGTGGTAAGTATTTCGGATATGACAGGAGTTCCTGAATCTTTTTCGAAGAAGATTCTACCATCATAGGTATTAATTGCCAACTCACCAAGTTCTAAGTTACTTGTAGAGGGAATTTTACCAGATACTGCTGTTCTTTTTAGTTTTACTACTTGTGCCATATGTATGACTTACCGTTTTCAAATTATATAATTATTAAAAATAAGAAAATCCCTTATATAAGGGAATTAACTTTCTTATTGTATTTTTGACTTTAATTCGTCAATTTGTTTTTGTTGTTCCTTAATAGCTTCTATCAAGAGACCGGTAAGTTTGGCATAATCTACACCTTTAAAACCATTATCTCTATCAGTTACCAACTGTGGTAGAACTTTCTCAACATCTTGTGCAATCACACCAACATTTGGTAATGATTGTTGTAATTCATCTGCATTTGAGTTCCAATTCCATGTTACACCTTTTAAAGATTGTACTTTTTCAATTGGGTTAGAGATAAGTTCTATATTATCTTTTAATCTTTCATCCGAAGAAGCATATGCTACAACATCACCACCTACATTCAATGCTCCACTAATACCAACACCACCAGTCACTATAACAGCTCCTGTCGTTTTAGTGGTAGAAGCAGTTGTGTTAGAGAATGTAATTACTCCACTTGCCGTATCAGTTGTATTTGAACGAAGGAATGCTCCTGAAGTTTGTCCATCTAATGTATCAGCATCTAAACCACTTCCAGCACCATCAACTGTTTTTAGTAATGTTAATATTTCACTTGCAGTTTGGTCAGCAGTTGCATCTGTTTCACCTGTATATCCTAAATCTGCTAATGTTAAATTTCTTGTAGATACCGCTGCATTTGCATCAGTAACATGACCACTTGAATCAGTTGTAATGTTAAAATCTAAATCTGAGATTACAGTTGCACCTGTTAATGCAGTTGTATCAATATCAATATCATCACCATCATGAGTTGGGTGAGTATAGTTTATAGTACCCGCAGCATCTACTCCAATTAAACTTCTAACTTCAGCTGCCGTAATTCCAGTATTTAAAGAAGGAGTTGAACCATCTGAAGTAATTGCTGGAACTTGAGTATTAATACTTCCTACTGTTGTATTTAATGCGGCAATATCAACACCATCTACCGTACCACTTAGGGTTATATCTCCACCTACATTTAAATCATCTGAGAATGTAAATCTTGAATTACCATTATCCCATGTTAACGATTCATTAGCACCACTAATAAATAAACCACCACCATCTGCAGATGCCGCGGTTGAACCACCTCGGTTTACTTCGATTAATTTATCAGTAACATTTAAGTTTGTTGAGTTAATAGAAGTTGTTGTACCTGAAACAGTTAAATTACCAGTTATAGTTAAGTTTGTAAATTGTGGTGAAGCTCCTGTTCCTAATCCTGCTAGAGTACCTGATAAAGTATCACCAGTTAAGGTTAAATCAATACCAGTCTGACCAGTTGTATCAGAAACTGCAAAGTTTGTATCATCAGATATATCAATTTGACCTAAAGTTATCTGTTGACCAGAAAGGCTGAGGTAGTCATGAGAACTATCATTTAAGG